TTAATTGCAAATGTTTCTGAAGCAGTTGAATTATATATTTTTATTCCTAAATTCATTCCTCTAACTTTTTTTCTAATTCTATTTTGTCTGCCTGTAGTTGATATTGTTCCAGTTTCTCTTGCAGTTGCTCCATCTTTCATATCTTCCATACAACCACCACCAGATTCTACAGTCATAGAAGTTAATTTACCTTCTTTATCCTCACCATCACCAAGTTGCTCTATCCATCCCATATAACTTGATATTGCATCATCAGATGCACCTGAATCATCATCTTTAGCAGAATCTTTGAATATTCTCAAGTATCCATCATTACATCCCATTATCATTTCTCTTGTGCCTGAAGAATCTGAATCATAATATTTAGAACAAAATACTCCAGCTTCATCTTGAAATGATGTTGGATAAAATCCACCAGTTTGTAAACTAAACCAATAATTAGAATTAGCTCCACTTGATAATGTAATTTTTGATATTAAAATTCCATATCTCAATGGGTCATAACTTAACACAACTCTATGCAATGAAGGGTCTAATGCCCAATTCTCAATCCATTTAGGTAAAATATTTGAACTAATGCAAACAGGCTTGGAACGACCACCTGCCATTTTATAAAGACCACCATGACCAAAGAAATATAAATTTCCATCATTATCTTTACACCAAGCCCAAGCACCATAAATACCAGTATGATTAGTTATCTCATCAATAGAACCGCCGGAAGCAGGGTCGCCATCCATAATATGTATTGAATCAGCACAGCCAAAAATTAAGAAATCATCCCCATAGGGAATCAATGCTTTTATAATATCACCAACTTCACCAGCATCAGCATTATTTCCTGCAATTCCTGATAATGGGTCAGTTGAGCTATAAATCCAACTCCAGGGATTAGCAACATAACTTGCATACCATTGATGGGGATAACTCCTATGCCCCGCCAATATTAATCTTCCTCTATATCTACAAACAAGATATGCTTCAGATGGCATTGTGCCATAAGTAGTTGTATCATTTCCAAATGGTGTCCAATCGTACCAATGTGGGGGAGCAACTTCAGCAACAGCAGTCATATTAAAATCAATATCATTATTATCATCATCTGTTCCTGAAATAGTTTCTGACGCTTCAAAAGTAGCAGCAGTAGTTCTATACCCATAAATAGTTGAAGCACCAGATGTTGATGTTATAAAATCTACAATCATTTCAGCAGCAGATGAATCTCCAGTAAGAATATTTCCTCTATCATTTTAGTATTAATAAAATCAGCTACTTTAAGATTTGTTTGATTAGCTATAAATACTTTTTGAAAAGCACTACAAATAGTTAATGGTATAGTTGTATCTAATTGACCATCAACAGCAGAAGCAGCTAATTGAGACATTGTTCCGGCAGACGATTCATACCAAAGTTGGTCATTGCCTACAGCTACAAAATTTTTACTGTATAGTTTATCTGCTGGTTCACCAACTTCACTGGAAGGAATGTGCGTAGATGCTGCAACAGCATAAATAGTTCCTAAATCAGAATCATTTGTATATCGTAAAAGTGTTAAATCTGTATCAAATATTCTTAATTTTGCAGTATTGGTATCTTCATCTGCTGCTTCCCACCCACCGGCTACAAGATTGCCATTAGCATCAATGTCTAATCCATAAACACTACCGCCTGTATCGTAGGAAGCATCAGTTACTCCAGTAGAAGCATTTAACTTATAAATAGTTTTTGAACCATTAGCATTACCACCAACATATACATTTTCATCATCATCAGCAACTATAGAATTTCTAAGAGGATTATGTCCAGATTCGGCTACAACACTAACATTCCATTCTTCAGTATTGTCAGAAGAACATTTTCTAACATTTATTCCGTAACCTGGGCCTATTGGAGTATCAGATATTACTACATCATCATCTGAAAAAACCCAAACTCCCTCTCCATAACCATCTCCTGATTTTTGCCAATAACTTTTTAATTTAGCACCATCTGCTCGTTGATATTTATAGCCATCATATAAACCTGAATTTCTTGAACCAACGCCAACCACATTGCCAGAACTATCAAATTTTACACTGTATGAAACACATGTACTTCCATTTGAACTTTGGTGGTCTTCTTCCCACACAAGAGTTCCAGTAGAATCAAGCAATTTTACAGTATAGGTTGTTGGAGTTGTTGACCCAAAATGAGCAATAGCTAAATATCCATTTACATCTACTGCCAATCCATATATCTCTTTTGTAGCAGAACCAGCATCATAAACCCCATTTGTTCCCCAGGAAGTTATAACATCAAGATTTAAATCAACTTTATAAACTTTGCCCTCATTAGTCCCTACATAAAAATTACCTTCTGAATCTCCCACTACAGAATAAACATTTGCAACTGAACCAATATCTGCACTATCAATAATAGTTAGAGAAGAACCATCGTCCTGAATTTTCCATAGGTTTTTACTGTTTGTTCTTGTACCACCAACTACAAATGTTATTGTTGCCATTAAATTAACCTTTAATCAACAGTAGTAACAACACAAACTGCTACAATTGGAAAATGCTTTATCTACTCCAGGTCTTTGTCCTAATCTAATTCTTTTCTCCAGAACATCAATAGGCCAGACATTATCCATATAATCAGTTGTCAATGATGGTTGTTTATCTGGATTAACAGCATTGTTAATACCTAAAAGCGGGGGATTGAACTCTGCCATTACCTTCTCCTAATTTTCTCTTAACTTTCTATTAACAAATTAATCAGGCAATCCTGCTTTCTTACGAATTTCTCTTGGGGCATAAGCTGTACCTTTTTGAGCAATTCCTTTAAAATATGCAGGATTTGTTTTAGCAAGCTCTTTCCAACGATAATATGTCATTGGCTGCAAATTTTTTGCTCTCATATCATTATAATATTTTCTATACGCTTTTTGTATTGCAACCTTTTTATAAAGGTTTTTAGTTTTTCTACTTGCCATAATTAGCCTCTTAAATAAGTAATGTCTATGTTATCTGATGCAGTTCCATAAAAATATAATTTAGACACATCATCAATTGGAACAAAAAGAGGGCCACCACCAGTATCAGCATCAGAAAGTTCAATTCCCAATGAAGCGGATGCAGCAGCACTAATATTCATTTTCGTAACACCACTATTTCCAGATGCAGGAGAAATCCAACAACCTTTAGCTGCTAAAGCAGTTCCACCATTGCCTTGACCTAAACCACTTACATCAAGAGTAACTCTAACAGAACCCCCTGATTGAGATACATGATTGATATTGGCATTTGCATATTTACTCATTATGCTTCTCCAAATATTTAATAATTAATTTAACTAAATTTGGCTTATTTTCTACATATCCTACAAAAGTATTACATTTAGGACATAACAATTCTCTAATTTTAATCTTTACAAATTTTAGTTTTCATTATGCCAATGAACAGCCTTCATAAGCTATTACATCCCAATCTGTTCCATTCCACAATAATTCTACATATTCTCCAGCATCCTCAAGAGTAATAACATCTTCAGAGGCATTAGCACTTGAACTAACTGTAAGAACAGCATCTACATCAGATGTATTTGCTTCTACAACAACTAACACTGTTTGTCCAATATATGAACCATCTGGCAATGTTAGAGCAATATTAGCGGATGGATTATAAACACAAACAGGATTCTCAATAACTCCCATATCTGTAGCAGTTGAAGTTCTGCCTGTCTTTATAGTGTGATTACTATCTACTCTAATACTTTGTAATTCATAATTTCTTTTACGTTCAAATTGGAAATTTCCAGCACTCATAATAAATACCTTTCTGTGTGAATCCCACTATCACATTTTCATAAACTACAATCCTTTTGGTTAATAAGATTTAACTATCATACACTTGGTTAATAAGATTTAACTATCATACACATCTGATGGGTCTGTTATTGTAGGAATATATCTTTCAGTATGTGGATAATCTGCTGCACCATCATCTAAATTATATCCTACTGTATCTGGCACATCAGCAATATCAGAACTAATTAATTCTTGAATTAAAGTATTTGCCAATTGAGTATGAATACCAACAACTTCATCATATTCTTGTTCTGCCTTAGCTAAACAACATTCAAGTATTGCTTCAGTTGCAGCTACTCCACCAATAGGCACATCAGTAGTAGCAGATAATTGGTCAGGCTTAATCACATAAGAATAATGTAAAATATAAGAAGAATTTGGTTCATCATAAAACCATACTTCCCAGGTTTGACCTAATTCCTTTTTATAAATTCCTGGTTGAATTGTAAAATAAGTTGGATAACCTGAACTATCACTATATGTTCTTTTTTGTAAGATTTCTTGAGCAGATATAAAACCAAGCCAGGGGTAACCTGTGCTTAAATCATGCCTAAATCTTGTATAAAGTTCTTGAAAATCAGATGGAAGCTCATATTTCCATTGACCTGATTGAGTTGTCAATGCAGTATTTTTCTTTAAGAAACTCCAAATATGTCTTTTTCCAGTAGTCATACTTACAGGATAAAGAAAAGAACGATAACCACGATGAACAATTGCTTTAGCATTTGTTAAATCAGTACCAGTAGGAGAACTGCCCCAACCAATAAACTCAGAAACCTTATTATATAAATCTTGATAAGTCAATGTTAATTCAGCCATCATTACACCTTAAAACTTCATCTCTATTTTCAATGTTTTATTTGTTTGGTTAATCAACCAGGCCAATGTAGCTGCTTGATTCTTATCTAAACCAGCACGATTGATTGTAATAACTTCATCATTATTTACTAATTTACAAGTTACATTATCAGTATTAACTTGAAAATTTAATTCTTCTTCTATTTCTGGCATTTTATATCCTTAATAATCGTTGATGGCAATGGGTTTTTTAAATCTTCACCTTCCCATAAGACTGTTATATGGTGTTTTTTGCCATCAACTTCAAGGAGACAGTTTAATCCATCTCAATTATACTTTTAACAATTCAAAAATCTGACCTACAATGATTGGAGCATAAACTTCACCAACTCGTTCTTTAATAATTTTTATTTCATCTTCATTTAGGTCAACTTCATCTGCTTCATATACTTTCTTAGCCAACTCATACTTCTTAACTTTATCTACACCTTGCTCACCTTGAACTGGACTAAGAATAGCATTAACTAAAGCTACTTTTACAGTTGCACTTATAGCATTTCCTTGTCCATCAATATCTTTAAGAATATCACCTTGTAAATTTTTTAATTCAATGTTAGTATTAACTATCATTTCTATCTCCTTTTTAAATAAAATGGGCTTGATTTAAGGCTCAAGCCCTAAGCCTTTAATACTATAAAGTATCACTAACCATAATATAGTAAGTTCCAGCACTAACTGATGTACCAGCATTTTCAACTTTAATTGGAATAACATGAGATACTGCTGCTGAACTTTTTGCAGCCAATCCAGTTGATTCTGGTGTGTAAAAAGCAAATAAGAAATCTGGAGAATCACCAGTACCATCTTTTACAACCCTAATAACATTATGTACAGCATTAGGTGGATTAGTGGAACTAACTTGGTTACGAAGTGTAATACAAGATAGACTTTCCACACCTGCTAAATTTGCACCAGCAGCATAAATGCCAAATTCTGCAACAGTAAGATGTACTCCAGTTTGTGTTCCTGCTGTAATATTTGCCCAACAGCCAAATGGATTCCAGTGTTCAGATGCTACGCCAGTTAAATCGCCCTGAATATACACAGAAGCACCATATCCACTTGAACCAGCACCAGCAGAACAAGTTGACTGAACAGATAATGCACAACAGTTACCAGTAGCAGAAGTAAAATCAACCTTAATCTGATTCAAGAATAAGGTGTTGCCTGTATCTTGGTCATCAACATTAAGATTAGTTGCATCTGCTTTTTGATAGATAAATAAATTTGGGTCTAACTTGGCAAGCACAAGAGCAGCAGCAGAACTGTTATCTAAAGTCTCCCAAGCAAGAGCCACTGGACGGCCAGCAGTTTCGTATGGGCCAGTTAGATGTTGCTCTCCTGTATGAATAGCCAGCACAGTTGTACCACAAGTACAATTCTGGTCAGTACGAACAGGTACAATTGCTCCGTTAGGAACATAAATCTCTAACCATATTTCACCATCATCGGCAATGGTTTTACCACACCAACTGCCACTACAAAGTACTCCAGCAAAAGCATGAATATTATCAGAATCAGGAAGGTCAACAATCAAAAATTTACCTTCATTGTGATAACCTTCAGCAGTAGTGTTTGGTGTAGAACTTCCAGAGCCATTTCCTTTGTCATAACCAAGTATGTTTGTGGTAGTATCAAACTGATAGCAAAATGGCATACCTTCATATAAAACAACAGCAGCACTTGAATTAGTATTTACAAATTTTACCTTTTTTCTTAAAGCAATACCTTCAGTGCCAAATTGAACATTAGGATTCATTGTAAACCCTTTCTACATAAAGACTTATGATATTTTAAATAGTTAATTGCTTTTTTACAACGAGCACATTGCTTTAACATAAAATATCTAAGTCAAAATTAAAAGTATAGTCAAACGAAGTTACGGCATCCTTCGTTCTGTTATAGCCTATTATTACCGTATGGCTACTATTTCATCGGGGCACAGCCCCTATATAAACTATCTCCTATTTTATTGCTGATTTAGCAGAAATCCAGCGTTTTTACGCCGTTCCATAATATAAGTATAAACCAAATCAATATCCGTAGTTAGTACAACGTGCTGTGCATCTCTTGCCCTGGGCTTGCCAATACGGAAATCCCATCCAGTTTGAACTACAGGATAAAACAATTCATGGTTCACACCAAAAATAGGGTCAGTGCCATAATAATTTGTCTGAGCAGTATCAAGAATATCAACATATTGGAATGGCATACCTTTAAAATGAGGAATACCATAATGTTGACTAATCCTAACGCCCATTTGGTCATCTGATTTGGCGTATAAATGGTTCAAATTACCAATAACATTATCATTGGAATAAAGGGAAAATTTATCACTAACTTCATTCCCACCAGGATTCTTTGGATATATTGGAGCTTCAAAATGCAGTTTACGAGTTGCTCTATCCAAAATAACCAATAAACTATCATCCAAATCGCCATTATGGTCAGCATAATAATTTGCCCATCTTGGTCGAGATGTAGCACTACAAGTAATTCCACCTACTCCACCACTTCTTGCACTTCCATCAGCATAAGTACCGTTATATCCTGTCCAATCACCTGTACTATCATCAGTACCTTGAACTAACCAACCAGGCACTCCTTCAGGATTTAAAGCATCACTTGAACTGTTTGGAACAGCAAGAGCAGCAGCGTAAACATGGTCAATAATTTCACGAATTGTGTTATTGTGTTTATTTTGAATTTTATCATAAATTCGTGCAGCACCACGATTATAACTCATCTCAATCAAGTTAATACTAAAATTACTTGATGCTCTTTTCCAATTAGCTGTAATCATTTGGTCAGTATTAATCACATTATGAGTATCCTGTTCCCAATTTCCTTGATGTTTTGCATTACCTTCATCATCCAAAGTAATAGGCCTTTCAACTTTATCCCCACCTTCAATAACCATTCGACTTTTCCATAGAGAGTTGAAAAGAGCATAAGAGCTGTAAAGATAGGTTAAAGCACATTCTTTCTTAAATGAAGATAGGGTAGCTTGCAGAACATCCAACGCTTGGTCTAACGTAATCGTTTCCATTTTATTACCCTTAACAAATTTATTAACAATTATTTAAAACTATTCAAACTGTTTTTACTAAGATTGTTATTCAGGCTATTACTCAGGAAATTCAATACCAGCTTTTCTATAAGCTGTTTTTATAATATCTTCTTTCCTTTCTTCTTCACTACTATATTTCTTAACAGTTTGTCTTTCACTCCGTTTTGGTGAAATCTTACCTTGTTGTTTCTTGATTTTTTTGATGACATTCCTTTCAGCATCTTTTGCTCCACTTTTACCAATAAATGATGATATTGAATTATCAAGAGCATCATTAAAGGCAAATCCTGCTTTATGTAAAGCCATTGTCATAGTGAAAATAGTCTTTCTTTGCTGAAAAGCAGGACTATCCGCAACCAATCTTCCATCAGGATAACGTGGCATTTCTTCAAATGTACTTAGAGCAGGATAATCTTTAGAAAGCTCATCGAGCTTATTGTTTGTTTTACTGAAACAATCAATATAATAATCCTGTTCTTTCTGCTTTTTATTTTCATCAAAATCTTTTTTCAAATCACTCCATTCTGAAGTAACTTTCTTCATTTCTTGTCTAAGAGGCTCACCAAATCTTTTATGATAAGCGAGCAGGGCTTCATTGTCCTCATTTTCTTCAAGAAACTTAGAAATTTCTTCATCAACAACAGATTCCTTAACTTTAACATCCTGTTTTACATCCTTTTCCTTAGCTGGCTGTTTTGATTGCATCAATTGTGTAAGAGTAACTAAATCTGAATCATCATGTTCTTCAGCATATTTAATTATCTTAGCATCAGGCCAGCCATAATTAGAAGCAGCTTCTACAAAATTAGGGTCAATTTCCTCATACTTATAATCTTCATCACTTCCAATCTCAGCTTCGCTTGCAGATGAAAGCTCCGATTTATCAGTCCCATCTTTTGTAGCTATGGTGTCATCGACATCTTGCTGCTCAGTATCTTCATCTGTTTCAGATTTTCCTATTTTTCTATAAATTCCTTTAATTTTAGCTAATGCTTTTTGTTTTAAAGATTCACTTTTTGTTTTTTCTTGCTTTATATCTTCATCTA